GCCGAACGGAACCTTTAGCATCATCTCCGTATGTTGAAATAGCACATAAATCGCGAAAAGTCGCAGCGCGATCAAGTCCCAATTCTGAGCCAATTTGAACCAATTCCTCTTGTGGATAAGCGTCGTTAAAAGCAAGGCGATGAAGTAAGGAATTTACAATACTATTAATATAAACAGTCATATTTTGCCCTGAGGGGTTAGTGCCCATGAAACGTACAAGAGTTCCATTATATGCAACGAGAGGTGAACAAACATCATGAGCAATAGAACGCATTACTTGCAAATCCATTGGAGTCTAATTACCGCTCCATTGTGCAATCTCCATCATTACTGCAAAAGCAGTAAGTGTTAATTGTTCCGGCATGCGAAGATCGTAGGTTGCAAAATCACCAGCAATAATCCTTTCATCTCCAAATTTTGCCATATGTTCGGAAAGTTCATGCCATTCAGGCCCATGACTATTAATTCCTACAGCACATTCGGACAATAATGGATTTACCGAGAGAAATCGTGCAACAGGAAGGAAATATTTACGAATGAGAATTTGAAGGGCAATAGGTGCGGCTTGAAATACACGCACTTTCTCTTTGGTGACCTTAGTTGGCTCATCCTTAAGGGACGCGCCAAAAATCTGATTAAGAAAAACACCAGATTTGGCCTTCTCATTTAGTTCCTCGACTAAAGCCCATATCTCGGGCTTAAAGGTACGAGGACATGCATTGGACGGCGTGGGGTCTAGATCAACAAGGTAATTGGTCTTAGGACCCCCGATGGGATAACCCATAGATGTGCTAGAATTCATACTATCAATAAATCTCTTGCCATCAATTCCAGATACAATTTCAACATTGGAGAGCGGACGTAAATCCTTGTCCCATAAGTCTTTTTGTTCATCAAATACCTCCTTAAGTTGAAAGAGATAATCGTGCATAGCCCAATCCACATCTGCCGGATCGAAACCAATAGAAGGTTGGGAGCAAGTGGACAAAGATGCATACATGGTTTCCACAATTGATTGTCTATATGTCCATCTTCACGTACAACAGGTTGCTTAAACTTAGGAGGACCATATATATTGGGAACACCACACACCTCCTCTACAATGGGAGATATAGGTGTAGGAATAACAGCCGATTCAAACGCATTGGACCGAGTAACGGAACCATAAACCTCAATAGCAGCATCAGGTTCAAGCCAATTGGTTGGGCATTTCTCGTGAATTTCAGTGGAAATGACGATTTTCTTACCAGCGACGACATCTTCAAGTTCAGAGGCTTGTGGTCCGCGTACAAAAGTCTTACTTTTAGCGAACAAAGCTTCCAAAGCAAATGTCAAGTCAGTCTGAAGGATGGAAAGCCCACATCCTTTTGAAGTGCCTGTTACTCCACCGATGTGGAATCCTAAAATTGTCTTTCTGCTAGTTTCAGAAATAATGGCGGACATACACATCCCTGGAAAAGTTTCCATACCAGTTAGATTGTAATAAGCCCCATTGAATACATAGGGACCATTGGAAACGCCTGGAGTGAGTTGCCACATGATGCGGGAATCAAACATAGTGCGATCTTGGCGTAATCCCACAACTGTTGCCTGCGTGGGATTTGTGATATTGGTAGTATTAAAGAAAGGAACAATATCACGCAAAGGTCCTGTATTGGGAACAAAAATAAGAGCCATATCAGCGTTTCCAATACGAACCGCCAATTCCGGATTAAGTATAAATTTAATAATACGTCCATTTAAATTAAATGAAGCATTAGTAGTTTCAGAAGGCAAAAAATGAAACGGTATACCTAACACACCGGTGGTTACAGCGATAGCACCCGAAAATTGATTTCCTATGACGATCTGTCCAAGTGATTTAGCAATACGTTCACGAGCCATATCATTAGTAGCGAAATATTTTGACGCAGTTGTTGGAACTTGTGTAGCCGGTGCCCATGGGTTGGTTTCTTCATCCCGTTGTTGAATATCAGAAATACTCCTAGGCTGCAATGAGCCTTGCATGGACAAGGAAATTCGTAATGCCTTAACAATCTTAACGACTGCATAAATAACAGATAAAGACGCGAAAAGACCGCATGCATACTGTACATGTTTATCTCTTATGGATTTAAAGAGTTCAGGAAGAACTCCACGACGTTTGTGGATTTCTTGCAAATATGCATGATTCTTAG